TCCAGACAACTCCCGACCCCCGTATCCTTATTATTCAACCCCGCGCCGCCGCTCATGGGGTAACACTTACCGCTGCTAATGTCGTGGTTTGGTGGGGGCCAGTACCTTCACTGGAAACCTACGCTCAAGCTAATGCCCGTGTTCACAGGTCAGGCCAGAAGCATCGCTGTACTGTAGTCCAGCTTCAAGGTTCTGTGGTAGAGAAACGTGTTTACGCACTCCTTGACAACAAAATTAGTGTCCACACAAAAATAATCGATCTCTACAGGGAACTCCTTGAATAAGTAACAATACTTAACTATACTTAACTATTGAACATAAGTGGGAGCAAGACATGAGTGACGGAGATGGTGCACCTATCGATAAGTATGTGCGCGTATATATCAAGATTAGAGATGCTAAAAAAGAACTCGCCCAGCAGTATCGGGAAGAAGATGAGGTTCTTGAGGAGCAACTTACCAAAGTAAAAAGGGTTTTGCTAGATTACTGTAAAAAGTCTAAGCAAAAAGGTGGCACAACAGATGACGGGCATACGTTTACGCGGCAAGTGAAAACCCGATACGTTACCCAAGATTGGGCCGCTTTCAACAAAGTTATATTGGAACATGAAGTTCCTGAGTTGTATGAAAAACGAATCCATCAGGGAAATATGAAACAGTTTTTAACCGAAAACCCAGATGTTTTACCCGCTGGGATGCGAGCAGATTCCGAGTACATTATCGTCGTAAGGAGAGCGAAGAATGAGTCAAAGTGAAGAAAAATATGTACCCATTGAAGAGTTAGCACAACACCTTTCTCTTGCTATTACAACAGTGCGTAGCTGGGTACGTATGGGGGTTATCCCAAAAAGTACCTACCTAAAAATAGGCAATACGTACAGATTCAACATTCCCGAAGTTGTAGAAAAACTTAAAGAAAATAGCGTTAAAGCCGATCTTGTTCCTCACACTGACCAAGGCGGTGATGCAAATGCTCCCGTACAGTTGGAACTTAACTTTGAAGATGATGTCTAGTAGGAGGACATATGAGTGATTTGATTTCTATGGATAAAATGCCCGCACCTTATAAAGATTTGTTGGCAAAGCTCCAACCCGAAACCACATTCGGGGGAGAAAATTTCAGCACCTCTCGCCGTATCAGTCTTAATGGCAAAGTGTTTAGGAAGATAATAAACGGCAAGGAAGTCCAGAAACTTTCAGAAAATCACATGGATATAGTGATTGTCAAAGCTGCTCCTATTTCGCGTATGTACTACGCAGCAGCATACGTGGAAGGAGACACTAGCCCACCTACTTGTTGGTCGGCTGATACAGCTAAAGGTATCCCCTCTCCTGATGTACTTGCGACAGATAAACAATCCAATAGCTGCCATGATTGTAAACAGAACATTAAAGGTTCAGGCCAAGGCCAAGGGAAAGCGTGCAGGTTTCAGCAGCGTTTAGCGGTGATGTTAGCAGAGGGGGTATCTCACAAAGAGATATACCTTCTTACAGTTCCTTCTGCAAGTATCTTCAAAGATGTCGAACACGGCATGACAATGCAAGCCTATGCACGTTTTTTGCAAGCACATAAAACTCCTGTTGCGGCATTAATTACTGAAATAAGTTTAGACGAAGACAGCAGTTATCCGCTTCTCACTTTCAAACCCGCTCGTCCTCTTGAGGAAAACGAATTGGAAATTGTGGTGGAGATGCAAGAACACCCCGACACTATTGAAGCAACTACATTGAAGATTATTCCTGCGGAAGAGGAAGATTTAAAAGGGTTTGAGAAAGAAGTGAAAACCCCGACTAAGGGTAACGGTACTGACACTCCTGCCATAGAGTTTCGGGACGACAAACCTACTGCTGAAGTTGAAGCTAAGGTAGAGGAACCTAAGAAAAAAGCCTCTAAGAAAACTAAAATTGAAGAAGAAACTCCGCCTCAAGAAGCGTTAGACGAACTTCTTGACGAATGGGATGACTAACTCCATCCACTAAAAAGCACTGAAGCGTGAAGAAGCATCTCTCTGGTGCTTCTTACACTATAAAAAGTATTAAGAGATTCGTATGCAGACGAAACAATTTCTTAGTGCGGTGCTGGATGACCAAGGACTTTATTGCGTACTAGGTAGAAGAACTAAAGATAAACACACGGTTCAAAAATTCTATGACTCAATAGATTCAGTAGTTGATTCAGCACTGAACTTCGACCAGCAAGGCTACGATGCGTATTTTGCCTTAAGTACGTTTAATGTATCTGATTCCCGTCAAGCCGAAAACTGTAACAAACTCAAAGCTCTATTTCTGGATATAGATTGCGGGGAAGGTAAACCCTATGCCACCAAGGCTGATGCGGTCGGCGCGCTACGTGGTTTCTGCGTACACTTCTCCCTCCCTAAGCCTACTGCCATAATAGATTCTGGTAGAGGGTTGCACGTCTATTGGGGACTTACTGAAAGCTGTTCTCGTACCACATGGACACCTGTTGCAGAAAAATTAAAAGCGGCGTGCCTACAGTACGGGCTTGAAATCGACCCTGTTGTAACTGCCGATGCCGCTCGTATATTGCGCGTTCCTGCCACCCACAATTTTAAAACAGAACCTCCTGCTCTGGTTCATTTGCTAGGTTCCCTTAATGGACTAGCTGAACTCGACGCGTTCATTGAAAAACTCGCTGCTATTTCGATACCAGTTCCCTCCCCTACAAGGGAGTTCACTGATCGTGATAAGGAAACTATGGAAGCTCTCACAGGAGCGTACCAGAAGAGCTTTTCAAAGATCATTACAAAAACAGGCGAAGGGAAGGGTTGTGCTCAACTGGATAATGCTATACGTAATTCTGCTTCATTATCCTACCCTGAATGGGTCAGCGCGCTGTCTATCGCTAAACACTGTAACGAAGCGCAAACAGCCATACACGCATTGTCTCAAAATTACCCTCACTACTCCCATGAAGAAACAGAGAAAGTGGCTGCGTCTATTAAGTATCCACACCTGTGTACTACATTTGAGAACAACAATCCTGACCTATGTAAGGACTGTCCGTTAAAGGGCAAGATAAAATCTCCTATCTCTATAGGAGTGGAAGTACGAGAAGCCTCACCAGAAGACAATGTAGTTAGAATAGTCAAGGAACCGTCTTCGCAAGATATAGATGAAGCACTTAATGAAGACCCCGAAGTAGAAACATACGTTATCCCAAAACTTCCATACCCCTATTTTAGAGGGTCAGGTGGAGGAGTTTATCTACGCACCAAGGACAAAGCAGACGAAACCCTAGACATAGAAGTGTACAGACGGGATTTGTACATTATCAAACGTTTACGTGACCCCCTTTATGGGCCATGCTATGTATTCCGTCATCACACTCAACGTGAGGGAGTAAAAGATTTTACTGTTGCGGGGATTAGTTTATCTTCCAGAGAAGAGTTCCGTAAAGAAATGGGAAGAAACGATATCTTCTTACTTAAGGCTGAATTGCTTATGAATTATGTTGCTGCTTGGATTAGAGAACTACAAGACACTAAAGATGAGGTAGAAGCCAAAACACAGTTTGGGTGGACACCTAACCATAAATCTTTTGTGGTGGGGGATAAGGAGATATTCGCTAACCACATAAAAGAAAACCCTCCCTCCTTTGCTACGGCTCAGTACTTTGATTTCTTTGATAAGAAGGGAACGCTGGAAGGATGGAAAGAAGTTGCCAAATTTTATGAGCGCCCTGACTTTGAAGTACACCAATATATGTTTGCCTTGGCTTTCGGGTCACCTTTGATGGAGTTTGTTCCCAATATAGCAGGAGGCATATACCACATCACCAGTGGAGATTCCGGTTTCGGTAAGACTACAGGACAATGGGGCGGCGCTTCCGTATGGGGTAACTACACAAAACTTGTACTGGATGGGGATGATACAACCAATTCTATGTGGCACAGAGCCGAAGTCTATAAGAACTTACCAGTGTACGTTGATGAAACAACGAATATTCCACCGGACAAAATGAGCGACTTTGTATACCGTGTGACAGCAGGGAAGCAACGCAACCGCCAAACCAATACTGGACAGAATAAGGAACGCTTTAGAGGTGAACCGTGGAGTTTACTGGTGGGTACTTCCGCAAAT